CGATCGGTGAGCAGCACTTCCTTGGTGCAGCCGACGAGTTCGCGATAGATGATGCTGTTGCCGATGTCCATGGCAACCGACTGGAGGCAGCCGGAGTAGGCGAGGAGGTTGAAGCCACCACTGTTGCCTGCCTTGAAGACGAGCGGGCTGGCTTGGTCGGCGTAGGTTACGGAAGGCGCGGCGGTGTCGGTGGGGGCGTTGTAGATGCCCGTCATCGTGAAGTCGAGGGTCGGGATCTGGCCGACAGTGGTGTTCAGCGAGAACGTGCCACGGGCGCCGGTGAGCTTGTGGAGAACCCCGTCGATGTTGTAGTAGAGGGTTACCGAGCTGAAAGCGCTGCTGACAGGGGTGTAGACGGTCTGGAGACCGATGCTGTAGACGCTGGTGTTGTCGGGGGTGACGTTGCCGGCGAGGGCGCGGAGGGAGGCGACGCGGGTGGAGCCCACGTAGCCTGTGACGAGCGCGACGGTGCCACTGCCAGTGCCGCCGGTGATGCGGATGATCTGGTTCTTGTAGGCGTCGTTGGTAGCGCTGGAGCCGACCGCCAGTGTGATGCTGTTCAGGGCGCCCGCAGTGGCGGTGCCGGTGACGGCGGGACTGACGGCGGTCTCGGCGAGACCGCAGGCTTTCAGGATCGAGCCGTAGCGGGGTGCGGTGCCAGCAGTGCCGCTTCCAGCCAGCTCGACACTGAAGGTACATTCAACGCGAACGTTGGCGAGCAGCTGCTCGGATGCGCCCAGGTAAGGACGAACCAGGTCACGGTTAACGCTCTCGCTCTGGACCGGCGTGATGTTGAGGTCACGGACCAGCACGGCGTCGGTGCCCAAGGGAGAGGGGTCGGAGCCGTAGGTGGCCTCGATCTCCGCCAGAAGAAGGCGCTTACGAGTGAGGAGTGTCATCGTGAATTACCTGGGGATGTCTGAACGCTGCGTACGCTGCACAAGCGTGCGCTGGCCGGTCGAGGGGTCGAAGGTGTACGAGCCGCCTTGGCCGCTGTACTCGTCAGTAAGCATAGGTGCGGGCGCTTCAACAGATTCTGCTGCGGCTTCTTGCGCCGGTTCTTGCAGACTGTCCTCAGCAACTTCACTGCTCAGGGCATCCTTGAATGCTGCTGTAGTTCTTGCCATAAGTGCTTGGGGGCTGCGTCGAGTCTAAGCGGCGGACATGGCACAGTTTGCGAGCTTAGCTGCTTAGTGTTGCCACTTGCGTGCGGTAAAGGATGCGGAAGTTGTTGAAAATTACGCCTACGGGGGTGTCGGCAGCTTCCAAGGTAAATTCGGTGGGGCCTGGTTGGATGTCTATGCAGAGACCGCCCAGAGTAAGGTCGGCCATTAGTTTGCTGTGTAGCGATTCGATTATGGGATCGGCAGCTTGATCGGGCACTGCGTCGCGCACGATAATTACCACGCGCATGTTTAGTACGTGGTCGAGTGTGGGCAGCGATGTGTTTTGCGTCGGCACGTTGCTTACGGGCTCGACGATGAGCGCGGCGCTCTCGGCGCGTGCCACAGGCTCGACGCGGCTGCGGTAGATGCGCGTGCCAACGCCAACGGTGCCGACGAGCGTGGTGCGCACCGCGCTAAGGATTTGCTCGCGCTTGGTTGTCATCAGCGCACCTCGGTGGCGACGAGACGACCGCGACGAAAGCTGAGGTTCTCGGTGCCGCTGTGGTTGGCGATTCGCAGCGCCACTTCATCGCCGGAAGCCATGCTGATCATCCAGTTGGTGACGAGTTTGGCTTCGTCGCTAGCGGAGCCGGTGAAGGCGCGGCACTCCGTTTGGTCTAAGGCAGTGCCGTTCTTGGCCAGCTTGATGCCTAGGACTTTGTTATTGCCGCTTGCGGTCTTGGCGTCGATACTACCATAAATTTGCATTAGACGAGTAGCACCGCTTGTGTTCTTTATGGCGAAGGTATCGGTGGTGCCGAGCGTCATGCCGCTTGCGGATGCGGTGTCGAAGATGCCGGTAAGTCCCGTGGTGACGTAGACGCCTTGGGTGGTGATCGTGATGGTATCGGCGTCCATCTTGCTGGCCTGGCCGCGTACCAGGTCGGTGTCAGCGAAGATGTAGGGGAGGGCGGTCCAAGCTGTTGAGCCGGTGCCGACTTTGATTCTGCGGGTGTCGGACTCGATGCCCATCTCGCCGGAGAGGAGCGTGGGGTTGGCGGCGGTCCAGGCCGCTGCGGTGTCCGTGCGTAGTTGGATCTGGGCGATGGTGCTCATGCTGTACCCCCACTGATGTCGTTGCCATCAATGTAAGTGGTGGAGGCGGCACCGCCGTTGATCAGTGGGTTGAGCTGATCTAGGCCGAGGTCGTCGATCGAGACCACAGCGCCGTTAGCGCTAATGGGGGTGGTGGAGGTGGTATGCGTGGTTTCTAGGTCGCGTTGTAGAGATAGTTGCGTGAACACCCCGTCACTAATTAGGACGTTGGCGCGTACGGTATAGGCTGCGCCGTTTACGGTAAGTTTTGAGCCGTAGAGTAGGTCGCCAAACTTAGCGGATTCGCAGGTAAGTGTGTATTCGGTGCTGATTACTTGGCCATCGACGATTAGTTCGCTGGGCATGTCGAGGATGCCTAAGCCGGTTATGGCGCCGGCTACGACGCTTACGCCGAAGTCGGCTAAGTAGAGGCCGGTGTCTTCGGTGATCACGCGAATACCCTCGCTGGGTGTTTGGGTTCGACGAGGTAAGCGTCCCACCCATCAGGCAGCTCACCGATGTAGTTGACGTGCCAGCCGCTCAGCAGTACGGGCGGGGTAAGCACTTCGCCGGTGTCGGGGTCGCAGGTGCCGCCTCGGTAGATGGGGCCGATCACGTCCAGGGCGTGGGTGTGGCTGGCGGTGAGCACCACGGTGTCGCCGTCGTCATTGGTGGTGGTAAGGCCAGCAGCATCCAGGGCGGCCATGCCGGTGGATTCGTCGGGGAAGCGGATGTAGGTGGTGGTCATTGCGTGATCGCCTGGAGGGTGGAGTTGGAAAGGCGCTGGGGGAAGAACGCGAGGCGCTTGATGGTGCTGTTGAGAGCGCCTGCGCCTGTTGGATTTGCGCCCAATCTCAACTGGTCAACTGTCGGAATTGTTGCGCTTGTATCTTCCGTGCCTAGCGTCCCAGCATTTGCAAAATTAATTGAATTCAGTACATAAGAAAGTGCGAACTGTTGTTGCGTTCCAAATGTGTAGGCAATGGTATTATTTGCTTGAGTTATGCCTCCTGTTACAACGCGAGCAACGCGGGCGCTTATGCCAGCGTCCGCTTGGATGCGATTGTTTGCAGTCCCATCAGATGCTGAAAACAAAGTTGTACTAAGGGCTGGATTAATTGCATTAACAAACACCGTCCCCTCACTCTGCCGATACCAGGAGCTGAAGTTTGCCCCCGTGATGCTGGCAACGTCCGCGCTGCGGGTGGCTGCGGCTGTGGTGGTGGGGATGTAGCTGGTGGCAAAGGCACCGGCTTCTAGTTGGGCGCCCCAGAGGTGAACAGTAGTGCCGTAAGTGGCTGGACTAAATCTATAAAGATAGGGGCGAACAAGAACACAGCCAACTGGTGTCGTGAATGTATATGTTACCCTTCGCCATTCCGTTGTTACCGGCGTAATGCTAGGCGCAATGTCTGCTGCAATAAATGCCCCGTTTGTATCATCTCTTACGGCAAACCTAAAATCAGCCGCTGCCATTGTTCCTAGCTTGACGTAAAAGCTCCATGTGTAAGCAGTGGAAGCTAGGCAGGCTACTGCTTGGAAGATTGCAGGGGTGCCAGATACAGTCGCAAAAGTATCTGCCGTAAGAGTTCCATTTGGAGCAGTTTGTGCATTAGGAGTGACCGTAGCGATTGAAGGGTCTGGTGGATTCCAACTCGCATTATCAAACTCCTCACTCCGCAGCAGCAGATTCGTCCTCTGCTCCTCCACCAGCAGCCCCAGGCTTTCGCCGGTCGTGGGGTTGTGGTCAAACCTCGGCACATCCACAGCTGCCGTCTGCAGCGTTCCCGCGCTGTCGATGTAGGTCGCGCTGCTGGCGCGGGTGAAGCTCACCAGCGGGCCGACGTTCTTGGTGGCGGCGAAGTTGAGGTCGAGGGACGCGCCGCCGAACAGGCCGGTGCTGAGCAGGCCGGTGTGGATGCTCTGCTCCAGGCCGCCGGATTGGAGCTGTGTGCCAAGGCGTTCAGCCATCAGCTAACTCCAAGCACCGTTGCAACGCTGGGCGTACCACCCGAGATGCTGACGAGGCGGAGGCGGGCGAACTGCACCGGGCAACCACTCAGGGCGTAGCCATAGGTGCCGTTGGCCGTGATGGTGGTATCGACGTTGGCCGAGCTGAGGTTGAAGAAGTTGGTGCCGTCGAGGCTGCCCTCAAAACGGACCACCACGTTGGTGCCGATGCCACTTACGGTGACCTGGAAGGTCATGTTGGCGCCCGTCAGCGTTTGCGCTGCGGTAACGCCGACGCTGCTCAGCGTGTCGAGAGTGGCGGTGTCGAAACCGCTGTCGTATCCGAAGGGCATGGGAGCCTCGCTAAGCGGTGCGCGGGTGCGAATTGATTAGGCTGCGCAGCAGGTAAGCCACGCAGCCCGGATATACGGCAGCTTAGCCGTACTTCTTGACGCCCACGGCGTTCACGGAGAAGGTGAACGAGGGGGTCGTGCCACCGAGGGTGTAGGTGGCGCGGACGTAGCGCTTGGCTTCGTCGCGGTTTACGACCAGCTTCTGTTGGGAAGCGGTTGTGGTCACGGTGGTGAAGGCGGCGCCGGTGATGGCGGTGTAGCCGGAGCCGAGCAGATCGGAGTGCTCGACGGTGACTGCGAGAGTCGGGGTGGTGCCGGTGCCGGCGGCGCTGTCAAGCAGCAGCACGATGTCGCCATCGTATTGCTGCAGGTCGAGGCCGGTGCCGCTGCCGGTCGCGGTGCGAGCGGCGGTGGGGTGGAAGCTCAGCAGATCGAGCTTGTCGAGTGCCTGTTGAATGAGGGCCATGGGTCAAGCCTCCTCGGCTGTAGGGACGGTGGTGGTTTTGCGGGTTCGCTTGGGAACCTCGCAGATGGGCTCGGGCTCTACGGCAGGCTCGGGCTCGGGGGCGAGCTGAGCCTTGTTCATGCCAATCAGCAGATTGGCGATGCTGGGGATGACCTCAAGGATGGAGCCGGCGCTTACCGGCTCCCCAGAGACCATCACTGAGCGAAGGATCTCGATCCTCATGGCGATCAGGTGCCGAAGCAGAAGGCGCCAGGTTGCTTGACCGCGAAGTCAACGTCCTGGAGGGCGATGACGCGGACCGTGCCAGCGGTGGAGCCGGCGTAGGGATCGACGGTGAGGTCGAGGCCGGACCACATGCCCACGACGAACTGGGAGAAGTCGCCGAAGAGGCAGTCGTTGGTGGTGAGCTGGTTGCTCACGATCACGGGGTAGCCGTTGATCTCGTCGTTCTCGTAGACGAACTGGCCAGCCGAGGAGGTGGACTTCTCGGTGCTCTTGAGGGCACCGCGGGCGGCGGCGTTGATGATGTAGCGCATCGAGCCAGCGTCGGCGTTGGCGGTGGCCACGTCGGTTTCCATGCCGATGTACTCGGCGAAGGTGCCGAAGGTGCTGATCGTCTGAGCGCCGATGCCGGTGGTGTTGGTCAGGCCGAGGGGCTGGTTGGTGGAGCCGGTGCCGTAGACGGCAGCGCGGTCCAGCTCAAGGGCGATGATCTTGGCCAGGTCGGCGCGGATCATCGACTCCACGTCGATCGAAGCCTGGAGCAGCAGACGCCTGCTGTAGTCAACGAAGGCGCCCACGGTCTTGGGCGTCATGTTCACTTGGTCGATTGCTTGCTGGCTCTCGGTGGGTGAGCCGCTTTCGCCGACCCAGTACGCTGTAGCGGCGGAAGATTGTCTCGGGAGGCTGATGTTGCCTTGGAGGCCGCTCAGCATGGTGACGCCGGCTTGCATCATCGCCATGCGGTTACGCAGGAGGTCGATGAAGCTGCCGCTCAGCAGGTCGGTGGAGACGAGGTTGCCACCGGCGGTGCTGGTGCCGACCACGAGGTCGCGGCGGAGCACTTCGTTGGGGATGACGATGCCGTTGGAGGAGCGCTGATACTTCTCGGCGGCAGCCTTGCCGACCTCGATTTCAAACGCGGCGGCTTCGCGGGCAGCGCGATCGCCGGGGTTGATGAGGTGGTTGAGGGCGCGGACGAAAGAGAAGCTGCGGACTTCCTTGTCCGTGAGGCCGAGGGCGGCGGAGTCGTCGTCATGGACGCGACCTTGGACTTCGACGCGGGTGCGTCCGATTTGGTTCAGCACGGCTTCGCGGGCTTGGTCGAGGGTGGATTCGTTGTCGATGAGGGTGTCAGCCAGATCAGTGCCGATCTGGTGCTGGGCGCACATGGCGCGGATGGCCGCAACACGCTCACGCTCGGACTGCCGAGCGGCGGATTGGACCTCCTGGACGTTGGTGGCTTGTTCCATGGATGGAGGATCTTGGGGGAAGTCAGCTCCGCGCTCGGCGGTCTGCTTAGTTTCTAGTGTAGGGGTTGACGCTTGATTTGTTTCTTGCGTCGTAAGTGGCGTGGGGGATGTGTTGGTGTCGTCGAGTGCGCGGCCCAGGCCAACGGTCTGGTCGGCGGGCACGCTTACTGAGGAGACTTCCAGAACGTTCCAGCCCACTACTTGCATGTCGCCGTTAGATGCTTCGCGCACATCGTTGATCTCGTAGGCGAAGGATACGTTGCGGACGATGCCCGCTTCGATGTCACGACGGCGCTTGTATTCTTCGGTGCCTTTTTCGGTGGTGTTGGGGCTCCATTTCGTTTTGACGTAGAGGCGACGATCGTCGCCAAGCCAGGCTTTTTCGGCGACGCCGAGCACCACGTCGCGGTTGTGATTCCAGAGCCAGGGGCCGCCGTCGTTCATGCGGGCCAGGTCCATGGCGCCGTCATCGTGCATCAGCACCTCGCGGCCCCACCAGCGCTCCACGGGCGCCTCGGAGCTGAAGCTAAAGGTGAGGCCGGCGTCTGTGCTTTCTTCGACGCGGAGACCTTGCGGAGCTTCGCGCCTAAGCACTTCCTTACTGATGGCCTTGATGTCGATTTTGCCGTCCATGGACTTGCCTGTAGCGGGCTCAAAGGAGATGGGCGTGTAGTCGTGATCGCTAAGCCACTTCTTAGCTTCGCTTACTGTAAAGCGTGCGGCGTCGAATCGTAGGGCTTGGAGGCGCACGGGGTCGTCGCCTTTGATTCCGTAAATGGAGTCGATGCCTTGGGCGAAATCGTTGTTCTTGCGGCGGAACTCATCGAACT